TACAAAATATTGCATCTAGTATAGGGGAAAAAGGAGCTACAGTATTTGATAAAGGAAGAGCAGCTTTAGAACAAGGTGATATATTTAGTAAAGAATTTTTAACTGCTGCTGTACCGGGACAAGTTGGTGCAGTTGGTGATATGGCTTATATGAGTGCACAAAAAGCTTTAGATGAATATGATCAACAACAAGCAGCATTAGGAGCAATGGGAGTTGCTAATACAGAAGCTAGAAAATCAGCTATAAGAAGAGCAATGGGATTATCAGGATACACAGAGCCAGAAATAGAATCAACACTTCTTAAATTTAAATTTGCTACAGGTGGAAGAGTTGGATATCAAATGGGTGGAGGAACTAAACCACCATCAATGCCAATGAATCCAGATATGTTAGCAATGGCATTATTTGGAAGAAGTTATGATCAATTAACTTACACGCAAAAAAGTGCTATAGATGATATGTTAGTTACTAAAAAAGCTGAAGGTGGTATAATGGATTTAGGTGGAAATGAAATGGATTTAAGAGCTAAAGGTGGATTTGTTCCAATTGGAAAAAAAGAAAAAGCAGATGATGTTCCAGCAAGACTTTCTAAAAATGAATTTGTATTTACAGCAAATGCAGTTAGAGGTGCTGGAAAAGGAGATATTAAAAAAGGAGCAAAGAAAATGTATCAACTAATGAGACAATACGAGGCAATGGCATAATATGGCAGTAAACCCAACACCAACATCGGTTCAACAAACATTACCTTCACCCTATATTGAAGGTGCGCTGACCGCATTAAGCGAAAGATTATTACCTTTACTTTCAACTTCTGCAGCTATTCAAACTTCAACTTATGCACCACAAGTTGCAGGTATAAATCAATTTACACAAGCTGCTCAACAACAGGCCGCAAGACAAGCGGGACTTGGATCTTTAAGTTTTGATCCTAAAACTGGAGCTGTAACTACTGTCGGAGCAGGAACAGGTATTGCAGGTTATGAACCTTTCTTACAACAAGCACAACAATATTCAGGACCACAAGCATACCAACAATTTATGTCGCCATATCAACAACAAGTTATTGATACAACTTTAACTGAATTTGATAGACAAAGACAACAAATGTTAAATCAACAACAAGCACAAGCTGTTGCTGGTGGAGGTTTTGGTGGTGCAAGAGAAGGAGTTCAACGAGCAGAATTTGGTGCACAAAGTTTACAAGATAGAGCAGCACTACAAGCTCAATTATTACAACAAGGATTTGGTCAAGCGCAACAAGCTGCACAAACAGCATTTAATCAACAACAAGGATTAGCTACTTTACAACCTAATTTAGCTGGTCAACAAGCTCAACAACTTGCAACGTTAGGTGGTCAAGCTAGTGCTTATCAACAATCAATATTAGATGCTCAAGCTACTGCTGCAAGAGAAGCTGCATTTGAACCTTACACTAGATATGGTTTAGTTGGACAACAATTAACAGGATTAGTTGGTGGTTTCCCAACACAAGTTCAAACCTATCAGCAACAACAACAACCAGCGAGTCCTTTCCAACAGTTTCTCGGAGCGGGGATTGGATTAGGATCTTTAGCTAAAGGGATATTTGGATAATGAGTAGAGTATTAAGAAGACCGATGTTCAGAGGTGGATACGTGGACAGCGAAGGAACAGGTATTACTTCGGGGTTAGATACACCTAAAAGAGGATTAGTAGATGGTCCTGGAGGATATGCTGGAGAATTATCTTTTGGAGAAAAATTTAGAATGGCGATGGAAGAAGCAAATGCTAATCAACAAGCTAAATACGATGCACTTAAATCAGATAAATCATATAATTTAGATATAAATTTAGGAAGTATTTATGATGCATTAAATCCACCTACGTCTGAAATATTAAAAAGATTACAAGAACGTCAAAAACAAGAACCTTTAATGACTAGACTAAATAGATTTCTTACACAACCAGTTCCTGAAACTGAACTTACTTATAGAACAGAAGCTGAAAAACAAGCTGTTATTGATAGAATTGCTGCTGAAGAAGAAGCTAAAAAAATGTCAACCAGTGAAAAATTAAAAGCAGAAACTACAAGTGTTGGAACAGATACAGGAGCAGTTGCAGGTAGAATGGAACAACCAGCTAAAACAGATTTAAGAACTGTATATGAAGATCTATTACCTTTATTTACAAAAGAACTTGGTGCATCAGAAGATGAATTTTCAAGACAAAAATATTTAGAACTTGCTAAATTTGGATTAAATTTATTAAGACAACCAGGTGGTCCTGCGGGAGGTAAGAGAGATTTATTAGGAGCCATTGCTGCTTCAGCAGAAAAACCATTAGAAGGTTATCAAACTATTTTAGCAAAAGAAAAACAAGCTCAAAGATTACCAAAAGCTTTAGCTTTAGAAGCTGCTATGAAAGAAGCTGAACCTGGATCTATTGGTAAAGCAGTAAAAGATTTAAAAAAATTAGGTATACCTGAAAATAAAGCAATTGAAATTGCTACTCAAACAGGAAGTGCTACTAAAGAACAAACTTATGAAGGTGTTATTAGAAATCTTCAAGAAGGTCTAGTTAAAAATGGTATTGTAACTGAAGATTATGCAGCAAGAACAACAGCTCAAGAATTATTATTAGCAGAAAAACAAGGGGTATCCGCTGCTGCATTTGAAAAATTCCCTGCTAATCCAATAGAAGGAAATTATTACATTATGAAAAATGGACAATCAGGAAGATACTATCAAGGAAAATTACTTAAACCTGGTGAAAAAGGATTTACTGGATCTTTATCAAAATAAAGGAATTAAATGGCTTACGTAATTCCACAAGAAATTTTAGCAGAAAATAGAAAAAAAGAAAATGTTGGTTTTTTTGAATCAGCATTAGCAGGAGTTGCAACTGGTCTTTGGAATATACCAAAAGGATTTGTATCTTTAGGTGCAGAACTTTATGATATAACAGGAGATACAAATACATCAAAAGATGTTGAAAAATGGTTTGATGATGTTAATCCATTTGATGATGAAGCAGAAGCAAGAACTATTGGTAAAATAACTCAAGCAATATCTCAAATAGCTCCAGTAGGAGTTGCAGGATTTGCAGCAGGAGCGCGAGCAGGGGCTCTTGCTAAAAAAGCATTGGATGCAAAAAGATCAGGTAAAGCATTAAGCTTAACTAACATTGGATCTAAAATAGTTGGCCCAACATCTGGAGGAATAGTTGGTAGTGGTATTGGAGAAGCATTAGTTTCTGATCAAGATATTGGAACATTTGCAGATATGGTAAGAGGAACTTCTTTAGAACCATATGCTTTAACAATAATGGATATAGAAGAAAAAGAAGGTAGAGAAGAAGCATTTAGAAAATTATTAAATAGACTTAAATTTGGTACAGAAGGTGCTTTATTTAATTTAGCTTTAATGGGAACTGGAAGAGTTATTAAGAAATTAAGAGAACCTTCAGAAACTGGAATTCAAGAATATTCAGAAAGTTCTTTAGGAAGAGCTTTACAAAAATTTGGAATAGCTGGATTAAGACCAGAGGGAGCAGGAACAAAAGCTACATTTGAAGCTCAACAATTAGGATTTGGTAATATAAAAGTAGTTGAATTTGCAGCTGGAAGAGAAGTTGAAAATTTTGATAAAGCATTAAAAGATATATTTCCTAAAATAGAAAATCAATATTTAATAGCTGATAAAAGTATAACTAACACAGATCAAGCACAGAAAAAATTTTTAGAAGAAATATATGAAGTATTAAGACCTAAAAAAGGTGAAGAATCATTATTAACTCCACAGGCAAGGCAAAAAATTAGATTAGAAACTAAAGAAGGAATTACTAAATTAAAAGCAACTCAAGGAACTTTTGATTTTGCACCAAGAGCAATAGATAAACCTAGATCTGTATTTACTATTGATGATTATCAAGTTAGTTCAAAATTAAAAGATATTTTAGATAAAGTTAAAGTTGCTGGAGGAGATCCAGAACAAGTAAAAAATGCAATATTAAATTTTAGATTAACCATAGATAATATGAGTGGAAGACTTCTTCAGGGAGGAATGCCAGAGGAAGTTGCTAAATCAATTGAAAGTCAATTAGGTAGTTATCTTACAAGTGAATATAAACAATTTAATCGTTTAATACCTTTAGGAAAATACAAAGTTACAAAAGAACAAATAGATAAATCTATTGATCTTTTAATTACAGATAAAGAAAAAGCTTATTTACTAAAATCAAAAGGAGAACCTTTATCTATATCTGAAAAAACAAGAATAAAAGATTCTGCAAAAAAAGAAGTAGAACAATTTTTAAAAGCTAAATCAATTGATCAAGTTGATGTAACAGATCCTAGTTTTAAAAGTGGTGTAGATACAGTTATTGATAGGGCTTCTAAACAAGAAATAGAAGCGGTTAGAGTAAATCCATCAATATTAAATGAAAAAGTTTTAAAACCATGGCAAGAAGAATTGGCAGGAATAATTAAAGATCCAAGATATACTTTTTATTCAACAGTCGGTAAGCAAGCTCATTTAAATTATACATTAAGATACATGGATCAAATAGATAATATAGGAAGTAAAGGTCCTAATAAATTTGTATTTAATGCAGAAGAATTATCTAACGCTGAAAAAAATGATCCACTTAAATTTAAATTAGTTAAACCATCTGATAGTATTAATGGTCTTTCAAAATTAGAAAATAAATATGTTAGAGCACCAATCTATGATGCAATATTTGATGTAACAAGTAATTGGTTAAATAGAAGTTCTGTAGGAACTGCTTATAAATATATGATACTTGCACCTAAAGCAGTTTCTCAAGTTGCAAAAACAATATTGTCTCCAATAACACACGTTCGTAACTTTATAAGTGCAGGAGCATTTGCTGCAGCAAATGGCGCAATCTTTCCAAGTTATGGAGATGTAAAAATGTTAGCTCCTAAATTTTTAGGTGGTGAAGGAATATTATCAAAAGCTTATGATATAACGGGAAAAAGAGTATTAGGTACTATGACAAAAGCAGATCAAGACTTATATGAAAGATTATTAAGAGTTGGTGTAGCTGATAGTGCTGTTCAACCCGGAGAAACAAAAAGATTAATAAAAGATGTTATGTCTGATCCTGCACTTGCAGAGAAAAAAGTAATGAGAGGTTTATTAAATGTTCCAGAAAAAGCACAAAAGATTTATGGAAAAATTCAAGATGCATATGTAGCTGAAGATGAATTTTGGAAATACATAACTTGGAATTTAGAACGAAATAGATATGAAAACGTACTAACAAGTGCTGGGATAAATAAAGATAATTATTTAAAAATATTATCAGAAGAATCTGATATGGGTAAATTTTTAAGAAAAATGACCCCTAGACAAGAAGTAGCTGCAGAATCATACCAAGGATTTTTAGATGAGATAGCAGGAAATTTAGCTCGTAATCAAGTTCCAAATTATGGTTATATTGGTAGAAGTGCAAAAGCATTACGTCAATCTCCATTTGGTAATTTCATATCTTTCCCAATTGAAATAGTAAGAACAGGAAATAATATTATGTCTCAAGCAATAGATGAAATAACAAGTGGTATCCCCGGTGTTGCTGCAATTGGTTATAGAAGATTATTTAGTTTTGGAACTACTGTAGGTGGAATACCTTTAGCAATGTCTGAATATTTCAAAGCTCAAAACAATGTTACAGACGATGAAATAACAGCATTAAGAAGATTTGTTCCTGAATGGTCTAAAAATTCTACATTACTTCCAACAGGAAGAGATGAAAAAGGTTATTTAAAATACATAGATTTTAGTTATTCTAATGCATACGATACATTAACAAGACCATTTAATTCGGTATTAAATGCAATATCACAAAGCGATGGAACAAATGCATCTCTAAAAAAAGCATTAGGAGAAGGTATTACGGAGGGTGTTGTTGATTTAATGGAACCATTTGCTTCAGAATCTATATTTACAGAAGCTTTAATTGATTCAACTTTTAGAAGGGGAATTGGTAGAGGAGGTAAACCAGTTTGGTCAGAAGAAGATGATCCTTTTGTTAAAATAGGAAAAGGTATAGCTCATGTAGCAGAATCTTTTACTCCAGGTTCACTATCTCAATTAAAAAGATTAAGTCAAACTGCTGTTGGTAAATCAGATCAATATGGAAAAACTTTTGAATTACAAGATGAATTACCTGGATTATTTGGATTTAGATCTATTCAATCAGACCCTGAAAGAGGATTAGATTTTATGACTACAAGATTTACTAAAAGTTTAAAAAAAGATGAAAATTTATTTACATCTCCTTTATTAAAAGGTGGAAGAGTATCTCCTGAAGAAGTTTTAAATAGATATAAATATTCTGAATCAAGAAGATTTCAAACTATGAAAGAAATGTATCAAAATATAGAAGCAGCTAGAAAATTAGGAGTTAGTGATTCTATTATTAGAAAAGAATTAGAAGCTAGAAAAGGAGTACAGCGTAATGTAATTAATTCTTTAATGAGAGGAAATTATTTACCAGATGAACCAAGTGAATTTTTTGTTGAACAAATGAGAAAAATTAATAATAATTTAAATGAAAAAGAAGGAATTGATTTACCTAATCCTTATTTTGAAACACTTCCAAAAATAAAAGAAATAATAAATAAAAATAAAAATTTAAACCTATTGATTGATGAAATTAAAATACCTGAAGAAGTTGAACAAACTTTAACTAGCCCAACTACTTCTTTACCAACTCCTAATGTTCCATCAACTGGTGCAGTTAAACTTCCAAATATATCACAAAATATGTTAGGAACTAGGCAACAATATGCTTCACTTTTCCCTAATGATGTGTTAGGAGAAGCGATTGCGAACAGGCCAAAACAAATAGTAGGATAATGAAACGAATTGTAAAATCACGACTGGACGATCACGTATTAGATTTATACGAACGCGTAGACGATGTTAAAAAAGATATATCAATTATTAAAAACAATCACCTTAAACATATGAGTATTTCTATTTATAAGATTGAAAGAAATGTTAACAAACTTATCTGGGGTCTTATAAGTGGTATGGGTGCTTTAATTCTCACACTGATTGCCATCGCACTTAAATGAAGTTAAGTAACAACTTTACTCTACAAGAGTTAACAAAATCTCAAGAAGCAATAAGACTCGGAATACCAAACGAACCTAATCAAGATCACATCTTTAATTTACAATTACTTTGCATGTATATACTCCAACCTGTTCGTGATCATTTTAATTTACCTATGACAGTTAGTTCTGGATATCGTTCAGCGGAACTTTGTGAAAGGATAGGATCGTCAGCCAAGAGTCAACACACTCGTGGTGAAGCAGCAGATTTTGAGGTATTTGGCGTTTCTAATAAGGATGTAAGTGATTGGATAGTAAATAATCTTGACTACGATCAATGTATACTTGAATTCTGGAATCCCGATGAACCTAACTCTGGATGGATTCATTGCAGTTACTCTGCAGCCAAAAATAGACGACAGTATCTTAAAGCATCTAAACAAGATGGCAAGGTAATTTATTCTCCTCTTGTTTAAAAATAATTTGTTGCATTAATTTCAAAAAGTTGTATGACGCGTTAATGAATAAACTTTTAGTACATAAACATTTAATCGTAAGAGCAGAAGCGGTAAGTCCTCCTATGGACGAGGAGTTTCTTCGGCGTTGGTTAGAAAAGTTTATTTTTGGAATTGGTATGAAAGTTATGTTAGGACCATACGTGAAGTACTCTAACATGGAAGGTAATCGTGGTATTACAGGTGCAGCGATAATAGAAACCTCTCATATAGTTATGCATGTTTGGGACGAACCAACTCCAGCATTACTACAATTTGATGTTTATTCTTGTGGTGAGTTTAGTCCAGAAGAAATATGTGAAAAGATTAAAAAAGATTTTAATACAACAAAAATAGAATATAAATTTTTAGATCGCGAACATGATCTACAAGAAATACATACCTTAACATATACAGATCCAATAGTTAAAAATTATGAAAATAAAGAAATAGAAAAGAAAAATAATATATTAATGAAGAGTAGAAAAGAAGTTGAAATTAATGGTAATGGAACTTCTGGTTATGTTATTAAAGAAGGTATTCACAAAGGAACAGTTCTTGGTCATATTAAAAGAGAAAAATCAAATATAGATAATAACAATAACATTAAAAATTCATCAAATAAAAATGAAGATTATGATGAATTAGGTTATTGAAATTTTAAAATAAATCATTATATATCTCCTAGACTGCATCATGTGGATGGGTCAATTAACTTGCTTAACAAAGGAGATAATTATGACAAACCTAGAAGTTTTCAATAATTTAAGCAAACAATTATTCAATGGATCAACAAAGTTTTTTGATGATTCTTTTGAAAGTATTTTTGACACGTGGTCAAAAGCACAATCATTTCCATTCTATAACGTAGTAAAATACTCAAAAGGTAAATACGGTTTAGAAATCGGTTTAGCTGGATACAATAAAGAGAATATACTTGTAGAAGTTAAAGATGGTATCTTAACAATAGAAGGAAAAGTAGAAGATAAAAATGTAGACTATGTACAAAAAGGTCTTGCATTTAGAAAATTTTTCAAACAGTTTGAACTTGCTAAAGATATAGTAATTGACGAAGCTGAAATGAAAGATGGCCTATTAAAAATTAAACTTGGTTTTAAAGAACCAAAAGAAGTTGAAGGCATTAAAGTAGACGTAAAATAATGTTCCCTTACAATGAGGAGGAGTGGAAATTTATATCCACTCCTTCAATTCTTCACCCATAATTTGAGAAGCAATATCAATTTTCTTGCGGAGAGCTTTGACGATTTTTTCATCAATAGTTTTCTCCGCAATTAAATCAATGTACGTAACAGATTTCTTTTGACCTATTCTGTGCGCACGATCCTCTGATTGTAATCTCTTCTCTAAATCATAACCATTAGAATAATATATAACCGTACTAGCCGCTGTTAGTGTAATACCATACCCGCCAGTTTGTGGATTACCCACGAAGAAACGAAACGAGGAACGTGGATCTTGGAAGCGTTCTATATTCTTTTGTCTTTCATCTGAATTAATAGCACCATAATATTGCACAACAGAATCTTCTCCATATTCTTTTTTAATAGCTGCAACAATACGTTCAATATCATAAATGTAATTGGCCCATATAATTGCTTTACCTTCTGTCTCTTCAAGAATAGACATTAGTTCTTCTATCCTGTTGTTTTTAAGTTCCTGTATCTTTCCATCATCTGATTTGAAATGACCACAGGTTATTTGATGTAATCTCATTAATTGAGTTAATACATTAGGTGCAGTTAATAACTTTCCATTTAAAGTAGCTAATGCCATTTGTTTCATTGTAGAATAAAGTTTTGTTTGTTCTTCTGTAAGTTCTACTTCTCTTCTAATATAAATTTTATCAGGTAAATCTAAACAATCTTCTTTCAATACACGATAAGAGAATGGTTCTATTAATTTAGATAATTCATCTAGTCTTTGATAGCTTTTAACTATTTGAACCCTACGACCACCAAAGTTTCTTTCTATCATATGTGCATATCTAGATCTAAATGCATAGTAAGAACTAAAACCAAGTAGTTCTTCATTAAGAAAACCACATTGAGTATATAAGTCTAATGGACTTTTAGTAATAGGAGAACCTGTAAGTATTCTTCTATATTTAGCAAGCTCTGATAATTTTAAAATTGATTTAGTTCTTTTAGCTGATGGTGTTTTAATAGTTGTAGATTCATCTACAGCAATTAAAGTATTGTGGCATGATAAAAACTTACGTACAAAAGTTAAACCTTTTGTAGTTGATAAAGCTTCAACATTCATAATAAAGATGTGAAGGTTGTAGTCTGTTTCAAACAAAGATTGATACTCTTTATCTTTTGTTTTGGATGTTAAAGCCGTCCATAGTACACTTTTATATTGTATATGGCTAGGCATATGTGTAGGAATTTCTGAAGATAACCAGTTCCTATAAACACCTTTTGGTGCTATAATTAACGCCGCATTTATTTTACCTTTGTCATATAGTATAGCTATATTATCAATAAGAACTTTAGATTTTCCAGTTCCCATTTCCATAAAATAAGCATACTCTTCTTTATCCCAAGACTTTTCTAAAGCAACTAATTGATGCTCATACGGCTTGGTTTTAAATCTATAATCTCTAACCATAAATAATTAAATTCTTTCTATTGACTTATTAAATAAAGATCATTATATGATTTGTCAAGAGAGAAATAATAGAATGAAAAATAAAATATTTGAATTATATAAAGACAAAAGTCTAACAGAGTTTCTAGAGTTCATTAAGGAAAATCCTAATGAAAATTTTGTGTATGTATTACAACATCCACCAGCTAACATAAATATATTAAGCGCATCTAATTTTGGATATTTAGTTATATGTCTTGCGTACTTTGATCAAGTTGCATTTAATGCAGCACCTTTCGTATTTAAGATGCGAAAGAACTTGAAAGATTTTAGGAAGCAAGATTATATATTGCTTACAGGAGATCCGGCGGTCATTGGTATTTCCTGTGCTATAGCAAGTGACATGACCAATGGCCAATTTAAGCTCTTGAAATGGGATCGTAGAGAGTTTAAATATTACCCAATAGAATTCGATCTCTATCAGAAAGGATAACAACAATGAGGAACACAATGAGTGATGATGTAAAGAGTATGATGCTAGAAGATTCAACAGATCTTTTAGATAATGTGGAAGTAACTACGATAGCAGCAGAATGTCAAAAACTAAAAAGTTTACAAGATGATATTGAGCGTGCTGAAGAACACGTAGATAATTTAAAAAAAATGGCTGACGATATTAGTTCAAGAGTGATACCCGAACTGCTTGCAGAACAAGGTTTAACTTCTTTGAAACTTGCTGATGGATCATCTGTAACTGTAAAAAGAGAATACAGATGTACTCTCCCTAAAGAAGATGAGAGAAGACAATCAGCGTATAACTGGCTTCGTGAAAACGGTCTAGGTGACATTATTAAAAATAATGTAATTGTGACCTTTGGTCGTGGCGAAGATGACAAGGCACAACGTTTGTTGGACCTTGCAGCGTCAAATGGTTTTGAACCAAATCAGAAATCTGATGTGGCTTGGAACACTTTGACAGCTTTATTTCAGGAGCGTGTCGAGTCCGGGCTCGACATGCCTTCTGATGTCTTTAGTACTTGGATTAAAGACACAACAAAAATAACCCGTAAATAATGGAGAAACGATGATGGCTAATGAAGCAATGGTAAAAAAACCGTTGACTAATGGTTCTGTCGCTTTGTTTGGAGATGATCTAGACAAAGGTTTTGAAAACATGACGCAACAAGATCTTGCGTTACCTTTCATAAGAATACTTGGTCAACTATCACCACAGGTAACTGAAGGTGATTCTAAATATGTTACAGGCGCTAAACCTGGAAACATATACAATACAGTTACGAATGAACTGTATGATGGTAAAAAAGGAATTAAAGTTATTCCTTGTTACTATAAGAAAGACTATCCAGAATGGTCTGATAGAGGAGAAGGATCTGCAGCTCCGGTTGCATTACATGCTCCCAACAGTCCAGTGATAGCTACAGGTAAGAGAGAAGGATCTAAAATTAGATTACCAAATGGTAACTATTTAGAAGAGACTGCATCTTACTATGTAATGGTAGAAACTAAAGCAGGTGGTTATACCCCAGCTTTAATTACCATGAAGTCAACTCAACTCAATGTGAGCAAGAAGTGGAACGCAATGATGAAAACTGTTCAGATCTCTGACGGTAAAGGCGGATTTGCAGTTCCTCCAATGCATGGTGTTGTATACAACTTATCATCTAACTTACAAAAAAATGATAAAGGTAGTTGGTATGGTTGGGTAGTAACACAAGATCGAATTTTAGAAACCAAAGATAAATCTTTGTACTTGAGTGCAAAAGGTTTTTCTGGTGACGTAAAAAAAGGATCGGTGCAAACAAGAGCTGATGTAGAAGAGAAGATAACAGAGAACGTACCGTTCTAGGTTAATTAAGAAACGGGGCTCGGTAATACGGGCCCCAAAACATATGGCAGTTTATGAAAGAAAAATTTAAAGAAATATTTACTGGCTTTAAAACAGCTTATGGTCAGTATCAAAAAGGTGAGCGCGGAGAAAATGGAAAGCAAAAAGGAAAAGCATTTATTGTTAGAAAAGAAGTTGTTGATAAACTATGGGAAGATCATCTTAATGGTGTTGATCCTGCTCTTGGTATTATTCCTATTAATGAAGATAACAACTGTAAGTGGGGTTGTATTGATGTTGATCAGTATAATCTTAATCATGCTCAATTAATTAAAAAGATAAGAGATTTAAAACTTCCACTTATAGTATTTAGATCAAAGTCTGGTGGAGCACATATATTTTTATTTACTAAAGAATTCATAACTGCATCATTGATGCAGTCTACACTTAAAAAGATTTCAGATGCATTAGGATATCAAGGAGTTGAGATATTCCCTAAACAAACTGAAATACTTGTGGAACGTGGGGACACAGGTAATTTTTTAAATCTACCCTACCATAACCAAACCAAAGGATTAAGATATGCGTTCGACGATAATGGCTCCGCTGTATCACTTGAGGAATTTTATAAGCTCTATGATATTTATGCTTGCAGCAGGGAAGAAGTTGAGAAGATTCAAATCAAAGAAGAGAAGATAGAAGAAGCATTTAAAGATGGGCCTCCATGTTTAAATAGATTAGCTCGCGACGGCTTTGGCGAAGGATCTAGGAATAATGCATTGTTTAATATCGCCATATATTTTAAACAATCTGATCCAGATTTTTGGCAAGATAAAGTCGTTGCGGCTAACTTAAATTACATGAATCCACCATTACCTAATAGTGAAGTACAACAGTTATTAAAATCAATTGGTAGAAAAGGTTATGACAAATACAGATGTAAACTTCCACCTATTGTAGATGTTTGTAATGCATCATTGTGTAGAACTAAAAAGTTTGGTGTAGGTTTAGATGAAGAGAGTATGCCTTCTTTAAATAACTTAATAAAATATAATTCTAATCCACCACAGTACTTTTTAAATGTAGGAGAAGGAGATGAGGAAAAAAGAATAGAATTAAAAACAGAACATTTAGCAAATCCAGTTATGTTCTCTATTGCAATACTTGAAAAAGCAGATCTTGTTATACCTAAACTTAAAGATAAAGATTGGAGAGAGTTTTATTTAAAACCATTAATAGATAAAATGCAAACAGTAGAACCTTTAGAATCGTTAGATCCAATGAATCAGATAACATCTTTATTACAAGATTGGACTACAAATAGACAGAATGCAAGAACGATGGATGATATATTTAATAAACTTCCATACACAGATGACAGAAGAGAATTTACATACTTTAGAATGGAAGACTTTTTTAATTTCTGCAAAAAGAATCATTGGGAAATGGATAAGGCAAAGACAGGTAACTTATTAAAACAATTGAAAACTATATTTATAGAAGAAGTTAGAATGAAGATTAAAGGTCAAGAACCTAGATTAGTTAAGATTAAAACAATGAAGAAGATAGACACAACAATATCACAAGTTAAATATCACGAGGAACATTTTTAATGAGAACAATAATATTAGGACCACCAGGAACAGGAAAGACTACAACATTATTAAACTTGGTTGATGAATTTATAAAAAGTGGAACACGACCACAGGAGATAGGTTATTTTTCTTTTACAAAGAAAGCAGCAAGAGAAGCAGCAACAAGAGCTTCTGAAAAATTTGGATTAAGTATAGAACATGATTTAATATATTTTAAAACACTTCATTCTTTAGCATTTAAAATGTTAAGTATGACTAAAGATAGAATGATGAGCCCAGAAGATTACAAAGAGTTTGGGATTAAATGCAATATACCAATAAAGACTGCATCTTATTCTGATGAGAATGGTATCTTCAATTCAGATAATGAATACTTAACTATCATTAATACAGCTAGAATTAAAAAAATAGATCTAATGGATTGTTATGATTTAAGAAACAATTTATTAGATATAGAAAGAGATACTTTATTTTTGTTAGATCAAGAATTAAAAAGATATAAGAAAGAAAAAGGATTAAAAGATTATACTGATTTAATAGAAGAGTTTGTTGAGAGAGATTTATCACCAAAGTTTAAAGTATTATTCATAGATGAAGCACAAGATTTATCACATTTACAGTGGGAAATGGTCAAATCTATATGGAAAAACGCAGAAAAAACATACATTGCAGGGGATGATGATCAAGCTATATTTAAATGGGCTGGGGCCGATGTAGATCACTTTATAGCGATGAAAGATGAGGTGGACGAGATTAAGATACTTAATCAATCTTATCGTATTCCTGGTGGTCCTATACATGAATTATCACAAAGAATTATATCAAGAATTAAGAATAGATATGAAAAAGACTATAAACCACGTGAAGAAACAGGCATTTTAAAATATCATACAGATATTACACAGTTGGATATGTCTAAAGGAGAATGGACAGTTCTTGCATCAGCTAATTATTTTTTAGATGGTGTAAAAGAATTATGTGAATTACAGGGTTGGTACTATCAATACAAAGGATTTAACTCTATTAAATTAGAATTATTAGTGGCTTTAAGTAATTGGGAAGATTTTAGAAATGGTATGCCTTTAAATTATTTACAAATTAAAAATATATACAAATATCTTGGAGCTTATGTTGCACCACAATATAGAGATGCTAAAACATTAAAAGTTGAAGAAAGTTATTTAATAAATGATTGTATGCAAAAACATGGTTTACTTACAAATGAAGTATGGTATAAGTCATTTGAAGGTGTTGATACAATTACAGAAAATTATATTCGTAATATGAGAGCAAATGGTGAGAAGATAAATAAAACTCCTAGAATTCTTATGTCTACAATCCACTCATTCAAAGGTGGTGAAAGAGATAATATTTGTATTCTAACAGATTTAACAGCAGCAGCTATAAGACAAAATGAATATGATCCAGATGAATTACACAGATTATATTATACTGCTTGCACAAGAGCTAAAAAAGAACTTCACATAATAGAACCAAGAGATTTCAACAAGGCATATTTGATATGATGTTACAGAATGGGATAGAGAGAAGGCATTTGGGGAGAGTGGTAGCTTCTTGCATCGGCAAAGTTGGTTCAGGTCTTTCGATTCCCATGTTTTTTTTACCTGTTAAACCAACAACTACCACAATAAAAATATGAGCAATAAAACATTCTTTAGACAAGTAGGTGGTAAACATTATAAACAAATGGTAATACAACCATCTGTATTTATTAATGAAAACAATTTACCTTTTGCAGAAGGCAATGCAATTAAATACATTTGTCGTCATAGATTAAAAGGTAAGAAGGAAGATATATTAAAAGCAATTCATTATTTAGAAATGATTTTAGAAAGAGATTATAAAGATAAATGACACGAACCTTTCAACAACCTTTATTTGTTCCGGAAACGGAATGGGTAATGCCGGAAGAATTAAAAGATTTACGCGGTCATAAAGAAATAGCTGTGGATCTTGAAACATATGATCCTTATTTAACTGAACTTGGATCGGGGAACGTAATTAAAAATGGTAAGATAGTTGGTGTTGCTGTAGCTGTAGAAGGTTGGTCAGGTTATTATCCGTTTGGTCATCATCTTGGTGGTAATATGGATGAGAAATTAGTTTTAAATTGGTTACAAGATTTATTTAAACAAGATGCTACATTTATATTTCATAATGCAATTTATGATGTGTGTTGGTTAAGATCTTATGGAATAGAAATTAAAGGTAGAATTGTAGATACAATGATAGCTGCATCTTTAGTTAATGAAAATAGATTAAGTTATAGATTAGATACACTAGCAAAAGAATATTGTGGTTTAGGTAAAGATGAAAAAGTTTTAAACGAAGCAGCGAAAGAATATGGAATCAATCCTAAAAAAGATTTATGGAAACTTCCATCTATGTTTGTTGGCCAGTACGCAGAAAGAGATGCAGAAGCTACATTAAAACTTTGGCAACGTATGAAAATAGAATTAGAAAATGAACAAGCATGGGATGTTTTTAATTTAGAAACAAAATTATTTCCTTGCCTTGTAGACATGAGATTCAAAGGAGTAAGAGTTGATTTAGAAAAAGCAGAAAAAATTAAGAATAAATTAGTAGAAGAAGAAAAGAAATTATTGTTAAAAATCAATAAGTTAACAGGAGTTAATGTAGAATTATGGGCCGCAGCATCTATTGCAAAGGCATTTGATGTACTTAAACTTCCATATGATAAAACAGAAAAAACAGGAGCTCCAAGTTTTACAAGAAACTTTTTAGCAAATCATCCTCATGAACTTGCACAATCAATTGCAAACGCAAGAGAGATAAATAAAGCGCACACAACTTTTATAGACACAATTACAAAACATTCTTTCAAAGGTAGAATACATGCGGAGATAAATCAAATACGATCTGATGATGGTGGAACTGTTACTGGAAGATTTTCAATGTCTAATCCAAACCTACAACAGATTCCGGTAAGACATAAAGAATTAGGTCCATTGATTAGATCTATATTTATTCCAGAAGAAAATTGTAAATGGGGAGTATTTGATTATTCACAACAAGAACCAAGAATACTAGTTCATTACGCAATCCTACAAAATTTAGAAGGTGTTGATGAAATTGCAAAAGCATATGAATCAGGAGAAGCAGACTTTCATGCAAGTGTTGCAAAGATGGCAGGGATTGAAAGATCGCAAGCAAAAACAATTAATCTTGGATTAATGTATGGTATGGGTAAAAATAAATTAATGGCTGAACTAGGTTTAATGAAAGATGATGCTGAAAAATTAATTAGACAATATCACACTAAAGCTCCTTTTGTTAAGAAGAGTATGGATAATACAACAAGGAAAGCAGAGAGAGATGGAAGAATTAGAACACTAGGTGGTAGAATTTGTAGGTTTGATCTTTGGCAACCAATTGAATTTGGTGTCAATACTCCACTTCCACTTGAACAAGCTAAAAAGAAATATGGAGATTTTTTAAAAAGAGCATTTACTTATAAAGCTTTAAACAAATTAATACAGGGATCTGCTGCAGATATGACTAAAAAATCTATGGTAGCTTTGTATGAAAATGGAATTATACCACATATGCAAATACATGACGAAGTAGATATATCTGTTGATTCTGAAGAAACAAAGAATAAAATAATAGAAATTATGGAAAATGCAGTTAAATTAAAAATACCAAATAAAGTAGATTGTGAACTAGGAGATAATTGGGGTGATATTAAATAATATACAATGTCTTATTTAAATGCTAATATACCACCGATTTATTGTAAAATAAGGAGAGAGTATTTATATGACTTACGAAAACATCATGGCGAAACTGAAGATTGTGTGGTCATTGGTATTGCAAGTATTCCAGGGCGTGCGATCTTATTTCATGCTTTACTTACGAATGGTGCAATATATTGGCGGCTTCCTATCTCTGCTTTTATTCAAGGAGGAAGCAGCGGTACTGTGCATCAAGGACAAATGGAACATCCAGATCTCGAAGATCTTGAGTTATGGAATTCATTTAGTTATTATCCTGCTATTACTACTTTTGATTTTTTAATCGGGCAGCGCTGTAAATATTTAGGTAAAGATAAAAAATTTATTCATGGACAATATTTATTTACAATTGATTGGGCACATCCAGAACCTAATATCTTGGATACTGAACATTCCGAAATACCTGATCAGCATAAGTGTGCTCACGTTTTGGCTCTTGATAACGGTTTTTTTGCAGCTCAACCTAATAATCGTATTTTGTGGAGTATTCCTAGCTTTACAACTTCAAAACATTGGCCGGATTATAAAGTTCAAACTACAGAATGGAATGTAGAAAATAGAAGTTGGCAATTAGAAGACACAGATGATATGTTCTATAATATAGATGCCAAGAAAAACGAAAAAATTTAGAACACCATTACAGTTAGCTGCTAAAATTGAGCATGGTATATGTCCCTATTGCAATTTATTATCACCTTTGCTATTCTTATATAAAGATTTCTACAGATGTTCTTTGTGTGGTGAAGAAGTAGAACAATATATTAACGGAGTTATTAAATACATTCCTATTACAAATAGTAAAAGAATAGGAATGATAACAGAGAAACCACATGAGTGAATTAAAATTAAGTGATCAAACACAGGTAGCTTTACCTATTAAAAATATAGTAGCTATCATATCTGCTATTGTTGTAGCGGTATGGACGTATTTTGGGATCGTTGAAAGATTAAATAGACTTGAGACTAATGAAAAATTAATGGCACAAGACCTTTTAAAAAAGGCAGAACAAACTCCAAAGAATCAAGAGATGTATATGTTAATTGAGTATCAAGCTAAAGCATTAGATAAACATTCTAAACAATTAGAAGAAAATGTTCACACAAAAGTATTGATAGCTCAATTAGAAAAGAAAGTAGAAAAACTTGAAAAACAATTAGATGCTACAAAAGGTAAGTAATGATCGAAGCCGTTTTTGCATTATTAATGTATATGAATAATAAATTAGAGGGTTATTCACCTAAAGCTAGTCTTGCAGAATGTTTAGAACAAAAGAGAAAAGTTGAAAGAAATCCAGGAACAAATGTTGATTGGAGTTGTAAAGAAGTAAAAGCCATTGTAGAAACAGATAAACATGGCATTAAAAGAATTAAGGAAATTAAAGAATAGTGGCGCGTAAAGTTCAATCAGGTTCTGGTACATTCATTAAACATACCAATAAAAAAAGACCAGGTCGTCATTCTAAAAGACCCAATAAACGTAGTAGTAGAAAAGAATATAAAGGTCAGGGAAGAAGATAATGAATGCCCGCCCTAGTTGTACTAGGACGAGCAAACAAAAGGTGTGAGAAGAGATCTCCACAATACCCTAAAAATAATTATCTTGCAACACTTGTTTTTTTAGTATATCTTCCCATATTATTATGAAACCAACAGAAAGAAAAAATATGATAACGTTTGAAGAAATAGAAAACTGGGCTGCATCCGCAAAAAAAGGTGAAAAAATGGTGTATTACAAAGGTTTTTACGCTGAAGATTCTAAAAATAAATATGAGTTTAGAAAATTTTCAGAAGATCTTTTAAAGTTCGAAAAAAAGACTAGTTTAGTCACTTTGTATCAAAAAAAAATTGAAGCAGGAGATCAAAATAAAAAACCCGTTTACGAATATTATATAGAAAAAAACTAACAAAAGGAGAAGAAAATGGCAAACCCGTCTAAATACAAGTCCTTATCTGTTGCAATAACAACTTGGAAAGAACTTGGAATACAAGCAGAAAGAACAAATAGAACTAGATCTAAAATGGTAGATAAACTTTTAAAGTTCTATAAAGAAAATAGAGGAGACAAAGCAAATGGAAACGGAAAACAAAACTCGTAAAATTATCTGCCACGATTGTGGTGGTAATGGATATCGTAGAGATTGCTACGGAGAAGTATATCAATGTAAAAACTGTAAATCACAAGGTGAGATAACATTCACAGAAGAAGAAATGTTAGAGAACATTGATGACACAGGAGCCATTGTATGAAATTAGATAATTTTAAACCAAACTATTGGTTGTTATTTGTTATTTGTATGTGGTTGTTATTAATCTTAACTATCATGATGTACTAATGGCTATTATTGATTTAGTAATTTTAGTTAGTTTTGTTCTCACAATCATAGCAATGTACAGTATGAGGCCACCAAAAATATAAAATGTTGAACATAAAGTTGAGAGAAGATCTTTGTAAGTTCGCTTGGGATACTGTTAACAAAAGAAATTTTGGTAATAGATCTATTGGCGCGAACGGAAATAAAGAACAACAATACACAGGAATCATTGGCGAAGCAGTAATCTATGACATCGTTTATGGTAAACTACCCGAGTATAACGAAGCGGGGATCGTGGATATTGTTATCAATGGAAAAAAAGTAGATATCAAAACTATGGGCCGAACAGTTTATATGAAACCAGATTACGTTCACAACTTCGTTGGTTATCAAAAAGATTTTCCAAATGACATTTACATATTCAACAGCATTGTAAAAAAAGACAGAACAATTCAGATATGTGGTTGGCTGCCAAAAGATGAATTCTTTTTAAAATGTGAATTTTATAAAAAAGGAGAAGATCGTTTTAGAACTGATGGTAGTTCATTTAAAACTAAAGCACCTTTGTATGAAATAAAAAATAAAGAACTAAATGAAATTTATATTGAAAGTGATGTTAGATCTATTGGTTTATGAGAAAAAATAAAAAAAATAAAGAGCTAGAACTTGAAATGATCTATGCAGAATTGTTTGATAAGATGGTTGAATTAGTTTTAAGAACCAATGAACCACAGATGGTTGCATCTACGATGATGGCACAATCTTTAAGACTATATAAAACTGTATTTAAACATCCTGGTGAATTTAGAGAAGTTATTAATACTGTTTTAAAACAATCTGAAAATATAGAACCTTACAATCACAACACATTACATTAATGAAAGAAAAAAAATGCACCAAATGTTTAATTGTAAAACCTAAATCCGAATTTACTAAAGATTGTTGGAAAAAAAATGGAATAAGAAGTAATTGCAAAAAATGTGATTATATTAGAAAAAGTAAATTTTTATCAACTGAAAATGGTTTTTTACAATCTATTTATCGTAATATGGTAAGTAGAAAAGAAGCAAGCGATGATGGAAAAGACAGAGGAAAAGTTTATGCGGTTGAATTTACATATAAACAACTAATAAAAAAATGGGAAGAACATAAATTAAAATATGGACAAAATTGTATCTACACAAATGAACCTATTTTTCATAAAAGAAATAGAGAACAAATAAGAGGAAATCAAATTTCAATTGATCGTTTAGATAATAATAAGCCATATACTATTGATAATATTGTTTTTTGTTCTTCACGAGCTAATTGGATTAAAGGTCAAGTAACCATTAATATGTGTAAAAAAATATTAGAAATATATGAAACACAATCCTAAATTTATTTACCCTAAATCCATTAGATCGTTAATTAATGACAAACGACACTATGAGATTGGTGCAACAAAATTACCATCGGTAACCACCATTCTTTCTGCAACGATGCCGGAAGAAAAAAGAAAATCACTTGATGCGTGGAAACAACGCGTTGGTGCTACCGAAGCGCAGAAAGTAGTTACAACCGCAGCGAATCGTGGAACGGCGATGCATACAATTTTAGAACATTATATAACAGGGCAAGGTTATCTTGATCTAACAGTCACAGGTCGTAATGCACATAACATGGCACAAACTATCTTTGAGAAAGGATTGAAAGATAAAGTCAGCGAATATTACGCCACAGAAGCTACCCTATTTTACCCAGATTTGTATGCGGGAGCTACTGATATGGTTGCAGTGCATGATGGAAAGGACAGTATTATTGACTTTAAACAGTCAAATAAACCGAAGCGAAGAGAGTGGATAACCGAATATTGTCTACAACTTGCAGCATATGCAATGTCGCACAATACAGTTTATGGAACTTCAATTCAAAAAGGAGTTATTATGATGGTTACACCAGATAGTTATTATCAAGAATTTATTATAGAGGGAGAAGAACTTAAAAAATATATGCACGAATTTTTAGAAAGAGTAGATAAATACTACAATATCAAGGATTTAACTACTGTTGACAAAACCTAAAAAATGAACACAATGAAAGAATATGAACCAATAAGCAGCTATAGGACTGCACCTTATCTAAATAGATAAGTTTATAAATCAACTAACATCGCAGGAGGACACGTGAATAATTTAAAAGATTATATGCTGTACATCATCATAACCTTCATTTGGGTATTTATTATATTGTTTGTTGCATTTTCAGAACCCGCCTTTGGCTACACTAATAACAAAGAATTCATTCAATCCGTCAATAAATGCGCGGATTATTTAGAAAAAAACATTAAGAAAGAAGACAGAATACCAAGAAAACTACTCCTAGCTCAAGCAGCATTAGAGTCTAATTATGGCCGTAGTCGTTATGCAATAGAGGGAAACAATTTAATGGGCATATATCAGTTCAAAAATTTACATACCGGTATGACCCCAAGGGGTAACCCAAACGCCCCCTTTAGAGTGGCTAAATTTAAGTCTAAATGCCATTCTATAGAGTATTATATGAATCTATTGAATACGAAAGATGCCTATGTTTCTTTTAGAAATGAGCGGCTATTACAGTCAAAACTGCGCGTAAATGATGTAAATAGATACTACCACCTGTTATATAACTATTCTACTAACAAGGAATACCCACAATTATTAATTAGAACTCACAAGGAAATTGTAGCTTTGGGCTTTTAATGTGGGGTTTTTAAGGCCCCACACCATTTGCTACTCATCTTCGTCTTCA